ATACTATAACCAGTTAATTTATACTTTGCAGTATAAATTGTATTTCTAGTAATAGCATTGTTTAATATTTGTTGTTGTTCATCTACAAAATCTGTAGTAGCAGTTTGTATGTCGCCACTCATTGAACCCATCATGTCTTCTGGAGTATCTTCTGGTTGCTCACCTAACTTATTCATGTAAGTATCAATAATACTTTTTGCAGTATCTTGTCTAGCAGGTCCAATTAACTGTTGAACTTCAGCAACTACCTTTTCCATGTCAACAGTAATACGTCTACGACTTTGACGTAATGGAGTTAATCCACCTTCAATTGCTTGTAATTCAAATGCTTTTAATTGTTCTAATGTGCCTTGTGTTTCTACATAACGTGTAATTTTTTCACGTATTGGCTTAATCATCATCATGCCATTTTTATGCATGTTTGCATCCATGACCCAACGTTCTAATATAAAGTGTGGATCATTCATTTGGTTAACTACTTTCTTAACCATTTCAGTTGCTTGTCTACACGCTACTTCATCATCTTCACCATCTGCTATAAAGTCAAAGTTTATTTCACCATTTGGCATAAGACCTTTAGCAATAACAGCAGTAGCGTAATCTACAACTGGCTTTACTGAGGGGTGAATATAGTCAATACCATTAACTGGGGCAGTACTATCAGTAACAGCAAGACACAAATAATGATAATCACTTGCTCTATTAACTGCGTTTTTAGTTCCTAAATAACGTAGGTAACTTGCCATCTTTGTATCCATCATATTCTTCATAGTAACGAATCTATTATTGATGGGTTTATTTTTATTGATATCCTCGATCGGGATGTTCTTTATGTTTAGCATTAGTATAGCCCTTTTATATCTTATTTATCATTATTAATTATTAGGATCGTAAGCCTTCTTCCAAGCAGGTTTCATACTTTCGTCTTTACGTATATATCTATCACGCTGGGCCAGCATTCGTTGTCTACTATTACGATTATCCCAGGGTTCTGCTATACCATTCAATATACCTAATAATGCATATCTTGCACTATCGATACAATCGTCAGGATCACTAAATCTGCCCTTTTCGTCTACAAAGTAGTTTTGTGCTTCACTTAAAAAGTTTGTACAGTTCTCATTGACCATTAAACTTCCAACTTCAAGCATTTGTCTCATTTGGTTAATACCATAACTCTTGTGATTAGTTACACGACCTTGACTGTCAGGTGGATTCATAATTGCTTTGTCATAAACATTCAATTCATAATTTTCAAATAACTCACGTATACTGTTTGCACTCATTGTATAACGTCCTTGTGTACTTGCATCAGCAGGTAACACAATTGGTGTACCGAATACTTCTGGTCTTAATAAATGATTAATATATTGTGTTGGAACAGCCTCTTCAACGCCCTGCACAATAATTTGTCTATGTAAGTAAGCAATCTTGTCATATGGTTCCCAATACATTAAACTAATAACAGTCTTATCATTAACCAATCCTAAGTCAAGTGCTATGATTCGTTGTATATTACTAATATTAGCAAAATCAATATCACCAGTCTTATAAGTAGGCCAATGACTAAGTTGAAACACTGCACCTTTACCCATTACAGGTTTACCAGCGATACGTGCATCACGCTCATGTGGTAGATAATCTTTTTCTAATTGTCTACGTGTACTATTTAGCAAGAAAGGCATGCCCCATGGATCATATTCAGGGCAATCATCCCAACTTACACGAATATATTCATATCCTTCTTCTTTGTTCCAGAACTTACTAACTAATCCATTCAATCCTTTTAATGGAGTAAACGAACATAATACTTTACCTTGTGTTGTTGCAGTACGTGTTACAATTTCACTAAAGAAGTCATCGGGTGGCTGTTCGTCAAATACTGCTAAGTTTAATTTGAAACCCTGTAATTGTCTTACTTCTTGTGTGTAATTAGCAAAGAGCAAATAACTCTTAGACCCCGATACATGGCGTACTTCAACACCAATACAATTAGCACCATCATTTCGCATAGTATCTGTAATAATACAACTACGGGGTATAGCACCAGTTCCAATATTTTCGTGAATTTTAACATCTTGTGTTCCTAACAATTCGTTTTGTAATACTAATGCAACTTGACTCCAACCCTCACCTGCTACCATACATGTGATAGGTTTGTCAAAGCGATAGCCTTCCCACCAATCAGGATATATGCCGGTTAAATGCATTGCAGTTTCATAACAAGTACTAACTGTTTTACCAATACGGTTAGCAGCAAGTATACCTCTACGTTCACTGTTGCCCGTTTTAAAGAACTTAAATTGATGGTCGAATGGTCTAAAATATTTCAACTGATTATATTGCATATCAGTTGCAACTTCTATACTTAGATCCTGAAGTTTTGATTTCAGTGGACCTGATATTGTTGTTAAACTATCAATTGTTAAATCGTTTTTATCAACAACATAACGCAAGGCTCTTGCCATAAGAGTCTCTTGCCCGATCATTAATCTTCCTCAATAGGATAGTGTTGATTCATTATTGACAAATGATATAGTGCATCACATAAGTTCTTAATTTCTTCTGGTGTGCCATCCCATGTCATTGTGTTAGTGATAGTTTCTGGCTTACTTGTTAATAAGCCTTGTAATCGTTCAGCAGTTAATCTCATGCAATGTTCAATTTGTCCTGGGAAGCGAGTTTTAAATGCTTCACGATGTGCATGATTTACTTTTTGCATAATAAGAGTGTCTTGTACAACTTTCTCTTGTTTTGCTTGTACTGCTTTTTCAATTTCTATACCAGTAATAGTACGTCTAGGTTGAAAACTAGATGTTTTAGATGTATCAGAACGATTTATCATTTGTTAAGATCCCATGGGTTATGTGCAACATTATCATTAATACTTACGAATTCTCTATCAATCCATATTTCCCATTGATTACTATTGTTAACTCTGAAAGTTTGCATAGTTGCACGTAGTCGTTTACCTTGTGGTGTTAATGTACCATCTTCACGCATAATAACTTGTTCACCTGTACGTGGATCAACCCATTTAATAACTTCTGGGCGAGTACGACCAAACTTGTCAATCTTCTCGCCATGTGGACGTTGGTCTAATGGACCAAGAATTTCATAACTAATCATTCCGTTTTTATATTTGCGAAACAACATATGAACTTTCTTATCTTGCGCTCTTGCGTCAGGATCTGGATGAGGAATCAATGGTGTATAAAAAGTATTCTGTACTTCATGTTGATCGGGCAATGACTTATCTCTTGGGGGAACTGGTTTAATTGGATCGATAGGAACCATTTCAGTACGTTCAATATATGGATTATCACTACCGATGAACTTTTCTTCTACTGTTTCACCATTTAATACATCCATTGCAACTTGATATTTTAATTTATTTGCACGACCTTTTAGATTTAATACTACGCCTGTTTGGTCATAAACAAAACGCTCTAAATCTGTTGCAGTTGGAAAGTCTGTCATTAGACCATCAATATCAAAATCACCCGCGCCTATGCTAATTGGTTGAGTTGGTTTTTTTACTTCTTGTATTGTTTCTTCAATTGTAGGCTGAACTTCTTCAGTTACGGGTTGTAATGTTGAGGGATTTAAATCATCGCCCCAAATATTTTCTGCTGGTGTTGTTTTTGTTTTTTTCATTTCTATTCCTTTACTAAACTATAAAACGAGAGAGACCCCATGTCTCTCTCAGTATTTATCTACTTATTTTCTGCCTGCATTACCTTTAGTAGGTCCACGTCCAACATTAGTCTTCTCATGTAAACCTTCTAATGCTGGATTAATTTTGCCTGCTTGACCACGACCACGCATTTCTAATGCACTTGTGACCATGTTAGCCAATGTTGATTTTTCGCTAGAACTTGCGCTTTTCTCAGCCATAAATTCTTTACGCTTTGAAGGTGTGCCCATGTTACCAGTTGTAGGTCCGCGCTTTTGATTGATTGCTTTTGATTGTGGGTTATACATTTTTATTCCTTAAGGAGTTGTAATTTCTACTGAGTCAAAAATTGTATATTGACCAGCATTTGCTGTATATGTAGTAAAGGTAGAACTATTAGCACCAATTGTTAATGCGTCATCAATATACAATTCAAAAGTTGTTGGAGTTAAGTTTTTGTAATAATATTGATTGTTGTTAGTGATACCATTAACTAATAATTGATTCATACCTGTTACTACTGTAGGAGTTGTAGTAGCACTGCTTGTACCACCAGTAACTA